TTAGGACGCAATATTATCATAAATCGTGATTGATTTATCCATAGTATTAATTTGTGTAATTACTTTATGAACCTTTTCATCTTCAGTATAAATATCTTCTTTATTATTGTACTTAAAATATACGAGTTGTCTATTTGATGCTTTATCGACAATGATTATATCTTTTGAAAAGTAGTCACAAGTGATATCAAAACCAGTTTCATTAATAATATTCCAATTAAATATTTTCATATATAATCTCCTTATAAGTATTTAACGATTTCTTTCTGTGTACTAGGGTATAAATGTCCGTATCTGTTATAAACCTCATTACTATCAGCATGGCCTAAACGCTGTGCTATTATCATGATACTTGCACCATGATTGACTAGCATAGACGCATGGCTATGTCGTAACTCATGAATAACGATTCTTGGGAACGTCTGACCGTCAGGTAGTTGTTCATCTAATACTTTTAATGCAGTGGTAAACCAACGATCTATAGTTGATTCACTGTAAGCTTTGAAGAATCTACCGAATAATACGTAATCATCTTTAAATATGTTGGTTTCTTTGTACCATTTTAAATATTCTTTTATGTCATTCATCATATGAGCAGGCAAGTATATATCACGTATGGCTGCTTTTGTTTTAGGGGCTGTCACTTCACCGTGATAGTCTGTTTTGTTTATATGTATGAAATCATCATCGTAGTTAATATCACGCCATGTGAGGGCTCTAATTTCGCCCTTACGTGCACCAGAGTAAAACAATAACTTAAAGAATAACTTTTGTTGTTGTGTAGCTAGTGCGTCATAGAATTGATTGAATTGTTCTAATGTCCAATAGTTCAAACGCTTATTTGATTCTATTTCAAAGTTACCTACTAGAGAGGCTACATTTTGCTTTAGATCATGAAACTTCATAGCATGGTTAAGTAACGATACTAAGAACACGTGCATTTTCTTTAGGTACTCTCCAGAGTGTCCATCTTTTAACTTCGTATTCTGAAACTTCATCACATCTTGTGTAGTCATGTTAAAGACGTCCATAGACTTAAAATAGGGTAGCAAATGGTTGTTTGTATGTGTCTTTAATGCTTTTACACTAGATGACTTGCGACGTGCAGAATACCACTCTATATACTCATCTACGAGTTTATCAAAAGGCAATTTGTTTATCTGTCCTACATCCTCTAACTCGTCCATAATTTCATTACATTTCTTCAACGCTTCTTTACGTTGTTTAAAGCCACTCTTTTTAATTTCTTTACGTTGATTCTTCTTATCATAGTATTTAATACGAAAGTAATAAGTACCACGTTTAGCGTCCTTATATATGTTGTGGGATAGGTTTAAGTTATGTGCTATGGGAATCACCTACTCATTAATCCATGAAAATCTTTTGGAGAGTTCTTAGTTTACTGAATTTTTCATTCTTTTCGCTCTCTAATATAGCAAGTTCATGAGTTAATTCTTTTCTTAACTTCTTATAAACTTCTATTTGAACTTCTAGTTTTCTTTTCTCATTTTCATCATCACTAACTGATTGATATTCATCTATGATTTGCTTATAGTCTTTTTCGAGTTTATATATATGATCTTGTTTAATGTGTATATTACCAGCTGTAAAATTTATATCATTTTCAATTGATGTCATTAAAGTGCTGCTAATTAACTTGATAATATGTTTCCTATCACTATCAGACAATTTTATTCCATCAAAAAATTTAGAATTATACTTATCATTAAGATGATAGAAAATGTCATTAATTGGGAAATTATAAATTTTTTTAGTTAGCTCAGAATTTTCTTCGATAATCATTGAATCTATGTCATTTTTAATAGTGTTATTTTTTGAATCGCTATCATCATAATTAACTAAGTAACTTTTATAATATTCTCCGTTCGTAATATTAGAAATATCTATTTTGATTTTCTTTAATTCTTCACTATTATAAGCCAATTGATAAATGTATTTCTCTACAACTGCTTCTCTAGGTTTTCGTTTGCCCGTTTCTATTGAAGCGATGTAACTATATGAATAACCAATTAAATCACCTAATTCTCTTGTTGTAACATTTTTGTTATTCCTTAAATTTCTCAAATAATCACCTAGTGTCATTTCATCCATATAGAACACCTCCAATTTATATTCTACCATTTTTTTGTTCACAAGAACACAAATCTATGAACTTTTACTTGTATAAATTTCTTTTTGGGTTTATAATTCAAATGTACACAAAATTGTGTACAAAATTAAGGAGGTAATATAAATGACAAATTTAGCTTATCCAATGTTATACATCACTAGAAAAGAGCAAGGAGACACACAAAAGAAAGTAGCTGGTAAATTAGGCATTAGTCCGCAACGTTACCAGCTCAAAGAATCGGGGAAAGCCATTTTTAATTTAAATGAATGTCAAATTCTTTCAAAAATGTACGACATGCCAATTGATGAGTTATTTAGTTCTAAAGTTAAAGTGAATTCTTAAAGGAGGTGAGGGTTAATGAAACTATATATTTTGATTTCTATACTAGCTATAACAATTGGTTGCTTATATGCTTACTCTATTGATTTTATTCGTGGGATTGCAATAACTGCACTAATACAAACTTTAACTTTGCCAATTGTTGATAAGTACGAATATAAAAAGGAGGATTAATAAAATGAATCAAGAACAAATTGATGTATTAGAACACGTAAAATATCAACTTAAAACAAGTATTTATAATCACTTTGAAAGCTATGAGCACACCGAGATTAAAGACGATCAAGAAGTAGTTTCACAAATTAATCGAGAAAAACATCTTGAATTAATAATGAAATGGGTAGTCCAAGAGTTAGAGAAAAATTTTAATTTTGAAGAGGAGAAATAATAAAATGAGTAATTTAAAACAAAATATTAAACAAATGAAAAATGAAGTGATAGAGGCAGAGTTAAACACAAAAATAAATACAGTTATAACTATGATTGGTGAACAAATGGATAGTAATGAACAATTTAGATCTCATTTAGATGCACAAGGCAAAGTAATGGAATCATATATGTTAAAAGAATACTATCAGAACTATTATGTATTAATGGCAGTGCTTAACTCGATATTGAAAGATATAAATTTTATGAATGATGAGATTGCTACATTTCATGATAGAGCATTAGACGAATTAGACAAAACAAATGCGTCTAGTGAGAACTTTGGCGAGGAATCACTAAACGCATAGAAATTTAATTATCTAGCAACAGAGTAATTTAGAAATTACACATTATTATTATAACACCTTTACTTTGTTGTTTCATTAGAGGTGTAAAAAATTGAACGAAATTAATTTAGAATATGATACCCAAGTTTCTGTGATTTGGTATAAAAATTTGGACTCAAGATCGTTTGAACAGTTTTCGCGGCCTAAATGGAGCGAGTTAGTTAATAGATTAGCAATACCTCAAAACAATACTAACAAATATGCTCGTGGTGTTGCTGTTTATGGTGATATAAAAGACGATAGTGACAAAAAAGGAAATAAATATAAGAAGTACCGAAAAGACGAAAATGTGATTTATCGTGATGTCCTAGTGCTGGACTACGATGATATACACAAGTTGAGACTATTACATGATGCGATAACAGACACTTTAAAAGATGTTTCATGGATGTATCACACAACTTTTAACCATCGGACAGAAAGTCCTAGAGTACGTTTATATATTGCTTTGAATGAGCGTATAAGTGCAGATGAGTACCGTAAATATACAAAAGTGTTAGCGAACAAGATAGATTATCCAGTAGATGAGGGGAGTTTTCAACCTAGTAGGGCAATGGCGTTACCAGTATATAGAAAAGGTAAATATCCTTTTCTATATAAGTATAATGACGCACCAATTTTAGACACTAAAACTCTAAATCAGTGGTGTGATGAATACAAAGAGAAACATAAAGAATCAACTAAATTTAAATATCCTAAACGTCGAGATAATGAATTCTGGAAGTCAATTGCTTTTGGCGTTTCAACAGGTAATCGAAATCAAACTTTAACATCATTAATAGGTGTATTACTCAATAGACGTGTACCAGATCCTTTAGTATATGCATATTGTTATATGTGGAATGAGAATTGTAAACCTCCATTAAGTTCAAGAGAGTTTAACGCCACATTCGAATCAATATACAAAAGAGAACATCAATAAGGAGGTTTAGTATGGGAATATTTCCAGATTATTTGGAAGATAAATCAATATTTGATGAAAAAGAATTTTTTGATGGAAATAGATTTAAGTTTTATGAGTTTGCTTTATTTCTTTATGAAGAATTTCATGGTTGCTATATCGACAATCGCCCTCATGTTTTTACAGGCAAGAAGTACGAGCCACTCAATATAGATGTTGTCCGTAAAATGACTATCAAATATATCCCATCATTACGAGAACAACAAAATAAGGAAGTATATCAGAAGTTAAAAACTTTATGTATGCACAATTATCAAGAACAATGTTCAGCACGTTATATAGGATTGAAAAACGGTATATACGATACTATTGAAGAAAAATTAAAGTCTTTTAGTCCTCAATACTATATAACCAATATTATTGATGTTGATTTTAATGAGCAAGCACAAAGTGGTTTAATAGAACGATTTATTAAAGATATATCAAATGATGATGAAGAAGTAGAACAACTAATCTACGAAATGATTGGTTATGGTTTATACCGCGATAACTTTTTACAGGTCGCATTCTTTTACTATAGTCCAGGTGGCAACGGTAAAACTACGTTACTTAAATTATTGCACCATTTCTATAATCCAGAGAACACAACAGCATTATCTTTTAACGATTTAAACGATAAATTTAAACCTGCAAACTTACAAGGAAAGCTAGTAAATATTGCTGATGATATAGATCCTAATCGTATTAAAGATACGGGCAATTTCAAAATCATTGTAACAGGAAACTACATCACACTTGAATTTAAAGGGCAAGACGCTTTTGAGTTTAAGCCATATGTAAAACTCATCTTCGCAAGTAATGAGTTACCGATGAGTAATGATAAGAGTGAAGGTTTTTATAGACGTATGGTAATTATTCCTATGCTGCGTAAGTTCGGCAAAGGTGGGCAGAAAAAAGATCCAATGTTATTGAACAAATTGATAACACCACATAATATGTCAGCCTTACTTAATTTAGCTTTAAAAGGTTTAAAAAGAACATTAGAAAATAACGAGATTATTGAACCGAAAATTGCTAGAAAGACAAAAGAAGAATATCAATTTGATAATAATCCAGTTCTGCAGTTCATAGAAGATGCGACAGATAAGGACTATAGACAATTGCCGGTAGTAGAAGGGCGTAATACTGATAAAGCATACGAAATATATCAAATATGGTGTGCAAATAATGGTTATCATCATCTTAATAAGTTCAATTTTTCTAAGGAATTATCGAAAATTGGTTATAAAACAGTTAGCTACTATTCAAGAGTAGAAGAAAAAAGTAAAAGATTTTACAAAAAAGAAAACACCATAAATATATATGATGTTGATGGTAGTATATTGAAAAAACTCACAGAATAAGTGTGAGTAAATTAATATAAGTGTGAGATTACAAACGTTAATATATCAATACTTTTAAAGGTTTTCTCACACCTCACACTTTATTTTAACTTTAAAACAGATAAATTGTTTATATATAAATTAATTATATATTTTCAATTACCCAATTTATCTGTGAGGTGTGAGAAATAAGCTATAACACTTGATATTAAAGCATTTATATCATTACAAGTAAGTGTGAGAAAAAACAATATAGTGTGAGGTTTTAAAATGAACAATGTAAAAAATAAGATTATTAAATATATAACAGATAATGCTGGCACATCGTTTGTTGAAATAGAAAAAATATTTGATGAGAATCATTTTGAATACAAAGGGAACGGAGCTTATACCAGTGCAGAGAACAATAACATTATATTTTGGTATGGGTGGAACGAACAAGCTTTTAATGTCGTTAGCAGCTTAGTTAATGAAGGATTAATAGATATGAAAATATGTGAACCAGTCATTTATATGGTTGATGGTAAAGAATTAAATTTACCAGTTTTAAAGTCATATGATATAGATACTTACCACTGGTTACCAATTACTTTTAGTGTAAATAAAGAGGTGGCGTATGAATAATTTAAAAGATAAAGTATTAGATTTTATTCGAGAGAACGAAAGCACTTATATATACGAGTTAGAACCACTATTTGATAAAGCATGCGTACCCTTTGAGGGCAATAGATCACTTACGTTTGATGGTGATAAGAATAGAGTATTCTTCTATCACTGCACAACGGAATCAGGTTCAGTTATACAGGAGTTGTATCAAGAAAATAAAATATCAATTGTTCACAACCCACGATATGTTGAGAGGTATTTATTAGACGGAAAAGTACCACCATTACCATTAGCTATCACTGACGATGTAGATAAGACGTCATGGGTTCCGGTAGTATTACGAATAAAAGATAAAGGAGCAAACTAAATGAATGTAGAGATTATCGCAAATCAATTTGAAACTAGAGCAGGTACGTTATTGAGATATTACACAGGTTTATTAGAGAGCAGTAGAGATAACCATTTCGCTTTTAAAATATATAATGATCCATTTGATATGGTTTATGTGATGATGAACGGGAAGTTATTCGGTCATGTATATATTAAAGATTGCAAAGTAAGAAATTTATTCGAATTAGCGTCTAGTAAGCACACAGAGGGGCTAATAAGAAGTGTTGAGGGATATTATAACGGTTTTGAAATACACGATGATATGCGCCTATCTATTAGTGATATGATGGCAAGTCAATTATTCGCAAATGAATATTTCATGTATGGACTACAAACTTTCACAGAAAGTAATAACACAGATATGTTCACTTATATTGAGGGTGGATTAAATGTTGAAGAACTTGAGGGTATTCAGTCTAGTAATGCTGATGTTGTAGGTAATATCGAAATATTATATCAATTAGCTACTGGGATTAATGAACCTGCACCAGAATTAGTCGAGGGATTGAAGTTAGTTACTGCATTTGTACAAGATGAAAATGCCACACAAGAGGATTATAAGGCGTTAGAGCGTAAGTTAAGTGAGTTGAAAGAATCGTACTATAGTGTGAGTAAGTAGGTAATAAGGGGTCGCATGTAGTGTGTGGCTCCTATATAAAAACTAAAAAAAGCTAAACACTTATTTTTCGTGAGGGGTTAAAACACAAATTTAACAGAACGTATGTTCCCTTATCATAGTGTGTGCTAGTATATGAAAAACACTTATAAAAGTTGTTAATTCAATGTTTATAAGGATTGTTAAGCATAAAATAAAACGAGTAAAAATAAGAACATAAGTTTGTGTTTAAGGTGTAATTTTGATATAATTAGAGTGTGAAGAAAAATTAAATGTATCATTACCGTTTTAGGAAGTTAGTAAGTAGAAAGGGAATACTAAACAAAACGAGGAATTAAACATGATAGATACATTAAATAAAAATCAATCTGTACCAACCGAATATTTAAGAATTTTCGATACTATTCAGAACTCAAAAGATAAGTATATAACTAAGTCCAAGATACTTAACTTAATGGGTTACGAGTATAATTCATCTAATGAAAGATGGTTAAGAAATGCTATAAGCAAATTGATTGATGATTATAGTTATCCTATAGGATGTAGCTATAAAAAACATGAACGTGGTTATTACATCATTACTACCGATGAAGAAAAGCAGCAAGCAATGGAAAGTATTAAAAGATTAGCAGACGGTAGTATGAAACGTTATGAGGCTTTAAAACGTATTAAATTATAAGAGGTGTAGCATTTGGGAGTAGGACAAAGATATGCTGTTATTCAACTCAAAACTAAGTACAATGCTGCATTCTTAAAAAATGAGTTTGATAAATGGGAACAACGTATTGAAGATATGTACGCTTTACATTATCCAAGAATGTTTATTGATCCATACACTATGCAGTTGTCCTATGAATCAAATCACATTGAAGATTTGGCATTAAGTATTATTGAAGAACGTGAGAAGCTAGAGAAATTTAAGCATAAATCTAATCATGATTTAAAGAAGTTTAACATTATACTATCTAACTATAGTGATAGTGAACAACGTCAGATAAAGAGATATCAAAGAGATGACATATTAGCTGATGAGAGCCTTATATTACGCATATGTGAGGATATAAGTAACATAGATAGTAAGGACAAGAATAATAGAAATACTGCTATACAAGAAGAAATTAAAGCTGATAAAGAGCGACGTAGGGCAGAAGGTAAGGCGCGAAAAGAAAGAATTAAAGCGCGTATGAAACGAGCAAGACAAGAAAAGCTTTTAAAAGCAAATTAAAAAGAAAGAGGTATGTATTATGACAACAACTACTTATCAAGGTACATCGCAAGACGTATGGAGTGTATTATTCGATAGCAGAAAGTATAAAGATTTATTAGATGAAGTAAATAAATTAATTGAAGATACTAAACGTTTATACAAGCAAGGCTATCGTTTAGAGGCAATAGACGAACAACAAAAGCCCAAAGTTACTGAACTCGAAAATAAATTTAAACAGTTTGCTACAGATAGATTAAATGAAATAGAGCAACGCTGTAATGAGATTGAGAAAGAAAGTCAACAAGATAATGTTAAAGATCCACAAACTGAAATCATTAAACGTCAGAATTTAGAAGCTAGATTATCATTCTATAACGATAATGAGATTGTAGACTACATCAATAGTAAAGATGTAACGAACACTGATATTTATGAATTAAGCTTGTTGCAACAAAAATATGACAATCAATTAAACGAATTACAACAACGTCAAGTTGCATTTAAACTCGAAGAATTAAAACAAGGTGTTTTATATCCATACACTACAAACGAAGAATACAATAACTTAATGTTTGAGTATAGTGTCATTAACCAAACTGGAATGGCTAAAACTGGTGTAGTTATTACTAAGAATGAACAGTATGGTGGCGTTGAAATTAAACAACTTACTGAACGTTATAAAAATGCGATTAATGAAGTGAAACAAAGTAATAATAGAAGATAATTAAACAATTTGCCTATCCTTAAATGGGTAGGCTCATTCTAGTTATAAGGAGTGATGATATGGACAAATTAACGCCAAAACAAGAACGTTTTGCGAATGAGTATATAAAGACACTCAACGTTACTCAAAGCGCTATAAAGGCAGGATATAGCCCGAATAGTGCACATGTAACTGGTAGTCGATTACTACGAAAAGAGAAAGTGGACGAATACATTAAAAGTAAGAAAGACGAGATTATGGACGATACTATTTTATCAGCCAAAGAGTTACTGTATTTATTAACTCAAGCAGCAGTAGGCGACGAAACTGAAACTAAAGAAGCTGTAGTAAAGAAAGGTACTTTTGAACGAAACCCAGACAGTGGAAGAATGAACCTCGTATATAATGAGCATGTGGAAACTGTTGAAGTACCTATCAAGCCTAGTGATCGCATGAAAGCTCGCGATTTACTCGGTAGATACCATAGCTTATTTACAGAAAAGGTAGACTTAAATGTAGCTACACCAGTGTTTATTGATAATATTGGTGAAGATGATGAAAAGAATGTTAAGGATTTAGGAAATTTGGGTAAGTAATATCCCAATGTAGATTCCCATATGATAATATATGCAGATTTTAGGAATAAGATTAAAATCATTAGTACTAGGTACTAAAATATAGTATAATGGTATTGTGTAGTTGCAACTGATATCATTCCCCGATATTAGTTGCTTTTTTTAATATAAAACCTTTTTATTTTGTAGATTTAAATATATAATGTATAAAACTACACAAGAAAGAGGTAATTGGGGAATGGATTTAGAATCTATTTTTAATAATCTAAAGAAAATGAATGAAGATGAAATTAAAAAATCGGTTACATTTTCTTTAATAAAGAAAGCAGAAAATGATAAAGAAAAAAAATTTATTTTATGAATTTGATATAGAAGGAGATGTACAATTAGATTTATTTGACTTAGTAAGAAAATATTTTAACGATAAGAGAATTAGAGATAGAGCAACACAAAAATATGATGCCGTTATTCAACGAAGAGGCGACAAAGGATTTTATTTAATTAAAAAAGATGATTATACACAGGTAAGTAATTTTTTTGAGGCAATTAAAAATGATACTAGAATAAAAACTTCTAAGGATTTTGATATAGATGACTTTATAGCATATGTAGTAACTATTGAATATTCTTCAAATAAATATGTATATTATATTGGAGAAATTTCAGCATTAACCTCTCTAAATAAAACTAAGTTTATAGGTAATATAACGGATAAAAAATTAAAAAAATTAGTGAGAAAAATTTAGTAGGGTTTAATCAAACAATGGCTATGTTTATTCATGATAATGAAATGTTGATTAATCAAATTAGAATATTTGAAAAGTTGTGTAATATGCATACTGAGTTTAAAAAGATAGCCGATGAACTATTGGAAACTATTTCAAGTTACAAAGTTATAGATAATTTTGAAGAGTTTAAGAATGAAGTTGAAATTGACGATAAGTTTTCAAGAAGGTTAGCAAAATTAAGCGAAACACCTGATAGAGTAATTGCTTTTTTAAAAAATATAGAAAATGCAAAAGATGTATTAGATAGTCCAGACTTTAAAGATAAATTTAAAGGTATTATTTTAAAAGAAAATAAATTGGTATATGATAAAACAATGACTCAACAATTTATTACTTTAATTAGCGATTCAGCTTATGAGTCGATAGTAGGTAAACAAAAAAGACTAGACGAAACATTTTAGAGGAGTTTTATATGAAGCTGTTAAATAAAATATTATTGTTTATATCTTCATTTATCCCATTATATATAATGTTAATTATTAAAGAAATAGGAAGACTAACTGGTAGTAAAAATTTTTGTAAAGACAACATAACAATTTGCGTTTATTGGACTGTATTATTTTTATTACTTATAGTTTCAATCTTTGGAATATTAAAAATTATAGTTTGTGACAAAGGTAATAGAACAAAATCAATTGAAGTAAACCTAGAAAAACAGGGTGATAATGTTATTAGTTATATAATGACCTATATAGTACCATTATTATCTATTAATCCTAATGATATAACTAATTTAATTCAAAATATTTTTCTTTTCATAATAATAGGTATAATTTATGTACAACAAAATCTATTGTTTTTAAATCCAATATTTTCACTATTGAAATATAAATTTTATAAGAATGAAAATAATGAAATTATTTTAAGTAAATTAAATATTGAAGAATTAAAATTGCAAAAAAAAAGAAGGGAGAAAAGTATTTATTCGTCAGATAGATGAAAAATTTTATATTATTAAAGGTATAAGAAAATAAATATATAGGTTTTTTGTTGCAAAATAGTATAAGATGCTGAGAAACGCCCTGTGTTGCAGTGAGGAATGAGTTTATGTAACTATGTATGTTAAAGTATAAATGAGAATTTGTGAAAAAATTAAGTGAGTGTGTATATGGCTAAATGCTTGTCTTTAAAAGTAATATTAAATTCACGAATTATTTTTAAGTATTAGTTTCATTATCTATAACAGTAAAAATGATGAATAGGTGTGTGAATATGGCAAAATATTTTACTTCACTTAAATTAGGTTTATATCTTTTAATTTTAATTGTATTACAGCCCATCGTTTTCAATAGTTTAAATTTATACCGATCTAAAATCATAAGTATAATTGGACACTTGATTTTTATATTAATAGGTATTTTATTAATTTATTTACACTCCAGATACAACAAAGATAGGAATAACAATTAATTTCAAACCAGCATTATATATGTAAAAATACTTTTGAATGTGTTATGAATAGTGTTATTAGTTATTTTTATAATTTATACATTACTTTTTAAGGGCAAAAAAGGGCATAATTTTGATGATAAGGGCAAGTGTGTGAGTATGTTTATTGGAAACATACGCCTATAATCATTGACATAAAGGTATTTTGATAGTGAATGAAATGATATAAAATACATCTATATAAAAGAAGAACAATAATAGAAATTGTATCTGAAAACCCCGTAGGCATAAGCTTAAGGGGTTTTTGTGTGAAAATGTCATGAATTCGAAAGGATAATAACTATATAAAATGTTAAATTGAACTACAAGATTTATCCTAAAAAATAATTAGGGTAGTTGTGCCTACTCATATTCATAACTAAAAAAGATTCACCTTAAAATAAGTATTCTGTTTATTGATTTTCTACGTTTTCAGTATTTTCTTGTGAAGCCTCTTCTTCATTTTGTTGACTGTCTTGTCCTGAATTATTTTGTTTTTTAGTTTGTTCATGCATTTTATCAAATTCTTTTACTTTTTTCCTCATTTCTTCATTTTTCTTTTGATATTGCGCTTTTTGTTGTGGAGTTGAAACATCATAAGTTTTGATTATTTCTCCTGTTTTTTTATCCACTACCCATGCTGTAGATACAGCAGGGCCAAGTTCAGACCCTCCTGTGGTTTTAACTGTATAAGTTGAATTGTCTTCCTTGATGACACCATCTATACCAGTACCTTTATAACCACCAATTTGTTTTTTTACAATTTCTTTAGCTTTTTGTCCGGAAATCTGATTTTTCTTTTGTCCTAGTTGGTGTTCTCTTTGTTGTGACTGCGAGTTTTGTGTATCTGTCTGTGGCTGTTGGTTATCGTTATTTTTAGTGTCGTTTGATTTTGTTTGCTTATTTTCTGACTTATGTTTGCTATTTTTGTCATCATCTTCTTTATTATCTTGGTTGGTACCAATGCTGCATGCTCCCAATATTAATGTACTTGATAATGTTAATGCCAATAATTTTTTCATCATTTATCCTCCTAAAAAAATTTCATGTAATATATCTTTTAAATTATATTGTACTACTGATACTTATTGTTAAAAAATAAGAAAATGTTATAGTTATACAAATAATCGATAATAGTAATTTTAAGATATATGAATTCTCATGCATCAAACGAATAACTATACGCAAATGCATTTCTCGATGCAACACAGAGCGAATGTCAGAATAGATAAATCTCTTAATTATGGTTAGAATATTTAAAGTATATAAAATATTTTCAAAAAGAAAGATGTGAAATGATTGAATATGAATGGTTGCATCTAAAAAGAGAAAATAGATCTAATGGTAAAATACTGGATGTTTTGCACCCTGATTTTAAAGAATTTGGACAATCAGGAAAAGTCTTTTATAAAACTGATATAAAGCAAGCACAACTAGATGAAGATGACTATAGGATTAGTGATTTTGAAGAATACATATTGTCTGAAGATTGTATATTATGTACATATACTTTGTTTAATACAACAAATAATACTATAACTAACCGAAGTTCTATTTGGAAATACTATAAAAATGATTGGAAGTTATTATTTCATCAAGGTACAGAAACGTATTAACAACAGAGTATAAATTAATTAGTTTCTTAATGTAGCATAGAGTAAATGTCAGAGAATGATTCGGAATAAAATAACTATTGCTTTTTACTACTAAATACATACATAATTAAAAACAAAAAAGCGATGGTGAAGAATATGACAAGGCTATTCGTAATTGGTAATGGTTTTGATATAAAGCATGGTTTAAATACGAGTTTTCAAAATTTTAAGAATGAAGTAAAAAAAAATGATTTGAAATTATTTGAAATCATTAACGAAGCTGAAAAAAAATATAATAAGCATAACCCCCATAATACATCTAATGAATGGAGTGATTTTGAAGAAATTTTAAGATTTATTAATTTTGCGAAATACAATATTAATTACATTGATGATCCTATAAAATTACTAAGTCAAATTAATAATAGCAATATAGAAAATAATAATAATAAAATTGTTGATGAAATCACCAAACAATTTAGTAAATGGGTATCTAAAATCAAATTAGAAATTAATGGAAAATCAAAGAAAATTAGTAATGAAAATTATTATTTATCATTTAACTATACTAGTGTGCTTCAAGAAAAATATAATATAAATATAGAGAATATTAATCAAATACATTTAAGAAAATCATTGAGTAGACCTTATATATTTGGAATGAGAAAATTAGAAGAAGACAATAGCTTTTCCTCAAAGTTTAAGCGGGGTTTAGATGAAATTGTAAATGATGCTTCCAAAATTTTTGAAAAGCCAGTGAACGATATAATAAATGAAGGATTAGTGAATTATAAAAATATAAAAGAAATATATTTTTGGGGGTTTTCATTATCTGATGTAGACAAACCATATATTGAAAAAATATTTATAGATAATAAGGATACAATAGAAAAAGTTTTTCTATGCAAACATCAATTTGATCCTAAGGATAGAGAATGTTCAGAAAGCAATGATAAAAAACGCTATTATAATTTCTTAAAGGAACATAATTTTGAGGATAAACTGGAAAAATTTAATGATGAATTAAATGATAAATAGCATAAAGATAATGAAAAATTCGTTAAAATAATAAAAGAGTTATTATAAAAATTGACGAAAATGAATCAGCTGGTAATATATTAATCGTGACAAAGGCGTATGATTCAGTATTTAATGAAACACATGAGACTAAAATAAGAAGTGCAACTAATATCGGTGGCATTGCATCATCTGTTAATACTTTTTAATAAGTATCTAACGCATACGGGAGTGAATGCGTATATGTTGCCCCAAAAATATGTTGTTTTTCCAATTTTAACATTTTACACTAACATAGCAGGGCAATGTAAACGTTGATATGACAATACTTATAGCGATATTTAAATGTATAGATGAACGGTATAATGAACTCCCGCCGTCTCCATTATTAAGCCTGCAACCCATGTGGTTGTGGGCTTTTTGGATTTTAGGTGCACAAAAAGTGCACAGATAGTGCACAATGAAAAAGACACCTTATGAAGGGGTGTCTTTTTTTTCTACTAACTCTTTCGATTCGTCAAATAAAGACTTAAATTTATTTTTTGAATCTTCATCTTTAGAATTTTGATAATATTTGTGTAGCTTCAAAAACTCTTTTAATGTGAAAATACATAACTCTTCTTCTTTGTTAGGATCATCAAATTTTAAATTTTTATTTTGATTTTTCTCCCAGTGGTCTGCTAACATATATCTACAAAATAGTCTTATACTGTTTTGATCTTTTATATCTAAATCTATTGAGTTAGATACTGCTTGCTTCTTTTCTATTAGATTAATACAGTATTTAATAATTATTATATTCATATTGTCAAAGAAATAACTAAAGCCTTCTTTTTTGCTTTTCTCTTTATCGATATAGTTCCCATTGTTTTTAAAATTAAATCTTAGTGCAGTTCTGAATTGATATACATCATCTAATGTGACGGTAGAGTTCCCACCTATTATAAATAACGTTTTTCTCCATTCTGACTTCGAATCTAACTCGTTTAATAATCTTTTTTTATGACGATTATCAGTGTATTTATATACAAAAAATCCCAACGATAAAGTGGCAAGTGGTTGTAGCAGATTCTTAAGCCACTCTGAGAACATATTTTTTGGCGCAAAGGTATTGTAATTCTCAATAATTGTTTGACCTAACTCATTCAT